CTTCAAGTACATTATCTACTTTAAATTCTAACTGACTAACAGCATCTCCGTTAGCAGTATCAAATCCTTCACCTATAGTATCAAAACTACCAAATCGTTTAGCAGTGAATACTGCTAGACTGTAAGCAGTAAAATCACTAATTGCTTTAATATTTGGAATTCTATCGTCGTCGATAATACTAACACCCAGAGTAGGATCATACCCTACTGTATCTGTATAAGATAATATCTGTCGTTCGTAGTTAGTAGTTCCTCTTACAGTAACATACCCGTTACCTGTATTGATAAGTCCAAGAATTCCGCCATTAGTATCAATTTGATTAGTTCTAATTCCGGCTAGCGACGGACTACCAGGAGTACGTACTCTAAAGCTCCAAAGTCCCTGTATTGAACTATCAGTAGCAGGATTGTAATGATTTATTTCATGCCATACTAGTTCGGCTTCGTCGCCAGCGCCTCTGATAATTCTTATTCCAGAAACGCCAGCGCCGCCATATTCAGGATCAGGTTTAGTAACAGTTGACCCTAATAAATCATCTCTGTTGAGAATAATTAAATTATCTTCAACTTGAAGATCTTGAACATTAAGGTAAGTAAGTTGGCCGTCAACTACAAGACTACCAGTTACGTAAACTGTACCTTGCTCTACTCCGGTGTCTAGCGTAATTGTTCCGCCGTCTTGAACTTTAACTTTGTAATTGCCTTCACTGACTCTTACAACTTTATTACCTTTAATGGCCATTTATATCTCTTAGCTAATTAATGTCAAGATTAATAACGTTTCTGTTGAATCGTCACTTAGGTTCCATTTGAAATAGCGACCTGTATAATCTTTGGCTCTGTGTTGGTACAATCTACGGATCGGAACTGCTTGTCCGTTATATAATCCAACTAGCGAAGCATCTCCGTTACTAGCTGGCGTAATCGCATTTGTTAGCACTGCTCGACCAACTGCTGTGGTGCCATCATCAGTACTTACTTTATAACGGCTAGAACCAACTTGTTTTAGAATGTAACCTTCATAAACAACACCACCTAATTTGAATCTAATTGGTAAATTATTACCTGTGAATAAACCAGTACCGGTACCTGTTCCTGTAGTACCGAACCAGCGTTTGTTGACTGGACGTCCCATTTGTTTCTCCTTTGAATGAGCGTTCTAGGCTCCTACGCGGTGGGTGCCGCATAAATCATCTAGACATAGTATTTATATAAAAAGAAAGGACCCCGAAGAGTCCTTTCTAAAATTAAAAAACTTTTTTAAGTTTTTTGATTAGCTGAATGTTAGACCTGTTGTTGTAACAGTTCCTAAGTAGTCAGCTGCGTTACCTAGCGAGCTTGCTGTATTGCTTAATTCAACATATCCGTAACGTGTCATAAAGCTTACGACTGGTTCGAATGTTGATGGATCAAGAACAACACCGCTGCTCATTAATGGAATGTATGGGCAATAGAAAGCAGCCGCATCACTCTCACTTGTACCTTTATAGCCAACAAGTACTGTGTCGTTTTGAGCGTATGTGTTAACATACACTTTCATCGCACTGTTCAATGTACCAACGAACTTGGTGTTTGTAGGTGCTTCGAAAGTACCTTCTGTTGTTCTTGCGAAAGCAGAAGTTGTTGCACTTTGTAGTACTGTTAGTACTGTTGGGCTAACAACTGCCCAGTTACCTGCGCCACGACGTGTACGCTGGGCGATTCTATTAGCAACACGGTTAATTTGAACAGCTAGAGCAGCGTGTTCATCACCAACGAATGTAGCAGTACCGCTTACAGCAGTTTGGTCAAATGCTTCTTGGTTTTGTGTACCAGCTAATGTAGCAAGGGATAATAGGATCTCTTGATCGATTTCAGCTGTAATTTCTTGTGCTAGAGCAGCCATGATTTCTGCTTCGATGTCAATGCCTTGTTGAGCTTGTGCATCTTGAGCAGCTTCAAATGTCCAACGAGCACTTAGCTTACGTGTCTTAGCTTCGACAGTTTGCTTTAAGATCTGGATGCTTAAACGCTTACCAGCAGCACCTTCTAGAGTTGCTGTTGATGCGGCTGTGAAAGCAGCGCCGTCATTAGCAGAATAACCTTCTGCAATCTTAAATGGACTTAATGCTTCTACACCAGCATTCGCTCCGTATGTACCACTTAAGGTATCTGCATAACGAACACGTAGTGTATGGATTTGACCTACTGGGCCAGTCATTGGTTGTACACCAACTAACTCGTTAGCAATAACGGTTGGCATAACACGGCGGATTACTGGTAGAATCACGCGGTTTAATGTTGCGACGTTGCCGGCAGAAGTAGCACCACCTGAAGCATTCTCTGCGAGATACTTACGTGTATTCTCTAGAGTAGATGCCATTACAGATTTCTTTGTGCCTTGTAAGCCTTCTAATAGGGCTTCTTTTGTTTCTGCCCAACGGCTTGTTAGTAGTTCTGACATTATTTTTTCTCCTAATTAATGTTTAAATTCCAGCTAAACGACGAATATCAAAAATATTACTATCGCTTTCGCTGCTACTTACGCTGTTGGTTTGTTTATTGCCTGTAATTTCTTTTGCCTCTACTAGTGCCTTTTTCTTCTGCGGAGCTTCGCCAGCGATAACTGCTGGTAAGTACTTTTCAAAGTTACTACGTAACTTAGTTGTATGTACACTTTCAAGCAATTCTGTCATAATAGCCTTTTGGCCATTGGCCAACGGTCCTACTAATTCATCAATAATTGCTTTACGTTCTACACTCTCTTTTATCATTTTAACTTCTGCGTCCTTGCTTTCTGCGATTAGGCGTGCTTCTGCTACAGCGTTTTTAGCAGCAGCAACTTCTAATTCCTTCATGTCTATGACCTTGAGCAATTTGGCTGTTTCTGATTTTTCGCTTAGATAGCTGTTCTGATACTCACTAGAAAACGCTTCAAATAACTTACGACCGAAGTCGTTACGTCTTGCTAATTCAATATCTTCTTTTAGTTGTCCAATTTCTTTAGTAAGAGTTTGTTCAACTGTATGTTCAACTAACTGAGCTGCACGTTTAATAAACTTCTCTTTCATTAAGGTCAATGCTTGACGACCTTCACGAACTAAACGTACTTTTGTTTCTGCGATATCTTTTTTATCTGTATGGAACTCTGCGATTTCTTGAGCTAAAGCCTCTACAACAAAACGTTCAAGAGTTTTAAACTTTTGAGCCATTTGTACTTGATCTTCATGTAACTCACGGACTTCTGCTGCTAATTGACGAGTTACAAACTCTTTCATTAGACCAGCATTTTGTCTCATTGCTACAGCATATCTTGCCTTTTGTTCAGCAAGCTGCTTACGATCTTCCACAAACTCAACGATTTCTTCTGCTAAACGGTCGTTCAGCATACGATCAATAGCTTCTACCATAACTTGTTTGTCATGCTCGTAGCGTTGAGCGAATTCTTCGCGTAGTTGTTGTGTAACTTGAGTGCGATTTTCTGTAATTCTCGCATCCCAAGCCTTTTCAATGTCGGCTTTGATCTCTTCAGAAATCACATTGTTTTCAAATAAAGTTTTTAGTGCTTCCAACATTGTGATTCTCCTTTTTTATTGGAGTCCGCTTATTATTTTTAATAAGCTTTCTTTAAGATACTTCTGCGCCTTTGGATCATCCTGAACCTCTTTCGCTATGCGCAAGCTTCTATAACCACCTTGATGATTCATCAGGTGTTCATAGATAGGTGTAGGATATGCCCCAGGAGCACTGGGTTGAGCCACCACATCAACTGTGATGATTTCAAAATCTTTCACATGTCCGCCGCCATCTACATCGCCGGATCCACGTGAAGAAACTCCCAACTTTACGCCGGACTCAAGCATAGTTTTCACTAGTTGACCCATTGGAGTTGGGAGTACTTTTAATTTTCCATAACCGTCTGCTCCATCCATCCACATTTCTGTGACCATATGGCACACACGATCAAGGTTAATTCTTAGGTCGTCAGGATGATCGACTTCGCCTAAAACTGAATAGCCGCCAGCAATTTGATCGTTCAGGGTTTTGACAGCCCTGGCAATCTCATTTGCAGGATAAACTCTCTGATTTTGATTCCGTTTATCGCCTTGAATACAAATCCCTTTAAGATAAAGGGACTTGCCATTCATGCCTTCCTCGGACTCAACGACCATTTTTGCTTGGTCGAAACTCAGATTTTCACGAAGACTTTTCATCAATTATACCTTACTTTGCGCGACTCTTAACACCGTTAATAGGACTTCCTGCGCCCTTGTCACCATCGTCGCCGCCTTTTGGTGAACTTACTTTCTTAAGGTGTTTAACGCCAGCTTTACCGCCTGGAACATTTACATTGCCTGCGTTATCTTCTTTTGTCGATGGATTTAATAATCCACCTTTTGTGCCACCGCTTTCGCTTGTGCCACCTTTTACGATGTTAGCAGTTGTGCCGCCCATATCGTTTTTACCAGCTACGATGGATTTAGTGTTTGCTCCGTCGTCGCCATGTTTTGGATTTCCTACTTTTTCAATATATTCGCGCATGAAGCTTATATCATCAGCCATGCCCATTTTCATTGGCTTCTCGTCACCGCCCATGTCCATGTCCATATCCATGTCCATGTCATCACCGCCCATGTCCATGTCGTCACCGCCCATGTCCATGTCACTGTGCTCTTCTTCACCAGCTTCTTGGCTCATTAGGGAATCAAATTCAGCCTTAAGTTCGTCAAGTGCTGCTTCAAGATCAACTACGCGATCTTCTAGCTCTTCCTCTCCTGACTCGCCGCCTTCTTCGTCGCCCATGTCCATTTCGCTGCCAAGTTCGTCACCAGCATCGTCCATGCTCATATCGTCCATGCCTTCTTCATCGGCTTCAATATTTTCAACATCGTTGATCATGTCGTCGCTTGGGTCACCGCCAGCTTCTTCAACATGCTCTTCGTTGTCTTCGTCTTCTTCTGATTCTTCGTTTTCAGAAACGATTTCGTTATATAATTCGCGAGACTTTTGAACTACTATATCGTGAAATAGTTCTTTAGCTGCTTCTGTTTCATCATTGATAATGTGTTCGATTAAAGATTCAAACTTTGTTTTACTCATGGCAAACTATACTCCTTTGTCCATTGGATCTAATGTTATTTAATAGACAAAGAAATAACTGCCCTGAAATAGGCAATTTTTGATTAATTTTGCAATTTCTTGATACTTAGTAACAGTTCTTTTGTAAAAACTACTACTATTAGAGTGACATTTCAG